ATATCCCAATGACATGAACGGCATACGGAAATGAGGTTGTCAGGATCGTTGGCATCAGAAAGAGCTTGTGACACCAGAGACATTGGAGGGCTTTCTTGGGCATGGGCGTATTCACCTGCGGAACATGCAGGAATTGTAACACAAGATGGCGAATCCATCAAATAGGAGGATAACATGCCGTCATTTATACACGGTCTGAATGGGGTTAATTGATAGCCCCTCTGTGCGGTGACGCGCAGAGCAAACCCGGAATATCGGTGGAGGGCTGAGATGCTAACGCCGAGGCATAAGCCGCAAGGCAGGCCGTAACGACTACCAACGGGCGACTCTCTGAGTCGATGGCATAGTCTGGTCTGCAACGAAATGAAGTTGCAGAGTGCGGCAGAAATGACCGCACCCGCGAAAGCGAGTAACAAAAACGAATTTTTCTCCATGATACTGGGGGTACTTGTCGCAATGTGTCCGGCGATCTCAATTCGGTCACGCTGTCCTGGACGCGCGACAACCCCGACACGACCACGCTGGGAAAAGTGAACGTTCAGCGCATCACGGGCATCCGGGATGCGACGCTCACCGGCGCGGGCATCTGGAACGCCGATCAGACGACCGGCACGGACGACATCTTCTCCACGCTGATGAATGCCAGCAACGTCCATACACTGATTCAGTGGGCGCCGGCTGGCTGCGCCGTGTCGGGCTGTCCGGTTTATTCCGGCTGTTTCCAGATCTCTCAATACGAGATCGCTGGCCCGGTCAACGGCCCGGTCGCGTTCAACTGGTCATTCCAGCTTTCGAGCGGGTCGGTCACCACGGGCTGCGTAGCCTAATCACGGGAGAACGACATGGACGCATCCGAGTTGTCGGAGCGCATTGGCAACCTCGTCCGCGAGAACATGCTCGCGGAAGCGGCAGCGGAGATCGCGCGGGCGCGGCGCGAGTCGGCGACATTCGGCGAGCGGCACTGTGACCTGTCGGAATATCCCGACGTGTACGTGCGGTTCGCCACGACGGGCTATCCGTTCCGGCTGCGCCGCCAGTGGACGGAGGAGGACGACGCGTCCGGCCTGATCGAACTGATTCTGCCGCACGTCGTTGAGTGGAACCTGGCCGACCTGGGCGGGCAGCCNATTCCCCTGNCCGACGGCGAGCGCAAGGCGNCGCTGCTGGACGACGTCGACCTGCCGCTCGTGACGTGGCTGATCCGGGAGTTCTCGCAATTCATCCTCATCGAACTGGTCTCCCCGCGAAAAAACTGACGCGCGCCGTGGGGCTGTACGTGCTCCACGGCGGCGCGATGCCGAACGATCTCTTCGAGACCGAGCTTGCGCGGCGCATGGGCTGGACGCTGTCGGAACTGGACGAGCAGGACATGGGCCGGGTGCTGCCCGGCCTGCACGCGGCGGGCACGCGCGACGCGCTGGAGGCCGTGCTGAACCATGTGCGCAGCATGGGCAAGGTGAAGCCGACGGACGACGATCTCAGGGTGTATAACGAAGTCACGAAGCTGATGAAGGCAATGGACAATGTCCGGGACTGAGCGCAGGGCTAGGATCATCATAGAGGCGCGCGATGACGCCTCGCGCACGCTGGCGCATGTCGGTCAGAGCCAAGATCGTCTGGGTCAGACGCTGGGCAACTTCGGCAATATCGCAAAAGGCGCATTGATAGGCTTCGCGGGCGCGGCTCTGGCCGGCGTCGCGGCCAGCGTGAAACTCGGCATGAGCATGGAGCAGACGCGCATGGCTTTCACATCCATGCTTGGTTCGGCGCAGGCGGCCAGCAAACATCTCGAAGAATTGCGCGCGTTCGCGGCAAAAACTCCCTTCCAGTTCACAGAATTGACCGACGCCTCACGGCGCTTGCAGGCGTTCGGATTCGAGGCGCAAAATATCATTCCGATGCTGCGCGACATCGGCGACGCGGTCGCGGCAATGGGCGGCAACTCTCAGATGATCGACCGCGTGACATTGGCGTTGGGGCAGATGAGCGCGAAGGGCAAGGTCAGCGGGCAGGAGATGCTGCAACTGACGGAGGCGGGCATCCCGGCCTGGCGCTATTTGGCCGTGGCCGTTGGCGTGAGTACTGCCGAAGTGCAAAAAATGACTGAGAAGGGCCTCATCCCGGCGGACAAGGCGATTCAGGCCATCTTGGCGGGCATGCGCGAGGATTTCGGCGGCATGATGGAGAATCAAAGCAAAACGGCGTCGGGAGCAATCAGCAACCTCGTGGACACGCTGGAGGAAATCGGGACGACCATCGGCGAATTGGTGTTGCCCGCGTTCAAGGAATTTCTGAGGATCGCCAAAGAGGGCACGGATATACTCAAGCTTCTTGTCAATTGGGAAAAAGATTTACATGCCGTATTTCAGACGCATCAAAAGGATATGTTTGCGCTGGTGACGGCTACAGATGATACACGCATTAGTGTCGAGGAATACAACAAAGAAATTCTCCGATCCGGGCAGCTTACGGGCAACGTCACAAAATATACCTATGACGCGGCGGCGGCGCTGCGAGACCAATATAGTTCTGCTGAGCTCGCGCGGCAGGGCTATATCGAGATGGACGATGGCATCTACAAACTGAACCGGGATGTGCGGATATTCACTGAGGAATCTTTGGCCGCACTCCAGCGCGGCATGATTGATCAAGCCTCATCTGCGGATGAGGGCGCGCGCGCATTGAAACGCTATACGCAGGCTGGCGGCGAACTAGAGGGCAGCCTGGGCGATCTCACGGGTGGCATGCAGAAATTGACAAAGGAGCAGAAAGCCTTTCGCGCGGCGATGGCCAATTCGTTCCAGCTGGCGATCGACTACACCAAAGCCAACAAGGAGCTTGCCGACATGCAGGCCGAGTTGGCCGCGCTCGATGAGGAGATCGCACAGAACGGCCCGCGCCGCACGGCGGTCGTGATGAATCAGAGGATGACTGCCGAGGAGCGCGCAGTTGCGGAGGCGAAGCTCGCCGTCGCGCTGGGCCAGCTCCAGGAGGCGCAGGCCAATCTCGATCCGATGAATGCCGAGGCCGCTCTCAAGGTGGCGACACTCAAGGACAAAGTGGCCGACCTGACGGGCACGCTCGGAACGCATACCGCCGCCGTCGGCGGCGCAACAGAGGCGCAAATGAAGCAACGCGACGCGCTGGCGGCGCAGATCGAGCAGTTCCAGCGCGCCGCCGAGATCGAGAGCGCGACGGGCGCGTTTAATGCGCTGACGAAGGCATACCAGGACGGGGTCATCAGCGGCGAGCAGTACACAGAACGCGCGGCGCGACTGAATGACATCACGCATCTGTATACCGACGAGGCGCTGAAGGCGGCCATTTCACAGCAGCATCTCATGTCAGCGCTGTCTGATCCATCTGGCGGGCGATGGCTGACGACGCTGTTGGGCATGAAGGATTCGTTGGATGGCGTCGTGAAGGGTACGGAAGCGGCGGCAGAGGCGACGGGCGGAATGCACGCCAAATCGAAAGAGGCGCGCGACGCGATGCTCGGCGCGGCAGAAGAAGAATTCGCCGCACTCCAAACCGTGAAAACTAAGGGCGGGGAAGCGAAGGAATCCATCGACACACTCCGGGAGAGAACGCAGCTTTTGGGCGAGGAGTTTGGGCCGGTGATGACGGCGGCAGACGCAGCCAAAATCAAGCTGGTGGACACATTCGAGGGCGCAATGGCGGCAGTGCTCAATGCGCACAGGGAAGTGGATGTCCTGCAAACCAAGCTGGATATGTTGCCCGCGTCCAAGCAGATTCGCATCGAGCTGTTGATGCCCGAAGGACTGAACACGCTTCTGGGTGGTGGAGAAGCCCCTACCCCGCCCGCGCATCCTGGCCGCCAGCAGGGTGGCCCGGTATGGCCGGGCGGCGCCTTCCGAGTCGGCGAACGCGGNTCNGAATGGTTCGTGCCGCGCATGCCGGGCTTCGTAGTCAATCAGCAGCAGGCGGCAGGCGCCGTGGCTGCGGAGCGCGGCCCGCGCAGCGTGCAGAACATCACCAACAACGTG